ACCCTTTTTCATATTTATATATATGAGTAATCAAAAAATAGAACAATTAAAAGAGTATGCTCGTATCTTGAAGGACACACCATACGCTTTAAGAACATATCTACAGACTTACGATAATACTCAGAAAAGATACGTTCCATTAGAACTTTTTCCTGACCAAATTCAGTTGTTAAAAGATTACGAATCATACAACGAAAATATTACAAGAAAATATAGACAGGCCGGTGTGACAACGGTTACCGCTGCATGGATATCTAAAAAGTTACAATTGGCTAAACCCGAGAATCCTGAAAGAGTTCTTGTCATCGCAAACAAAAAAGATACCGCGGTAGAAATGGCTAATAAAATTAGAAATTTCTTAGACCAGTGGCCTGATTGGATTAATGTTGGATTTTCACCCGATAAAAACTCGGAAAGTAGGTTTAGATTAAACAATGGTTGTGAGGTAAAAGCCGTAGCAACTTCCGCGGATGCGTTACGTGGTTATACACCAACTATACTTGTATTTGACGAAGCGGCATATATTGAAGCTGGTGAAGATTTTTGGGCAGCATCTATGGCGTCACTATCTACAGGTGGTAAAATTATTCTTATTTCGACACCAAACGGTTTTGACCCAATTTATTACGGTGTTTACGACCAAGCGATTAGAGGTGTAAACGATTTTCATATTACCGATTTAAGATGGTTTAAAGACCCAAGATACACAAAAGATTTAAGATGGGTTAAGTGTAGTGATATAGTCCATTACATGTTGAATAGAGAACAATACGATGATGACGAAGTTGTAATGACTGACTTTGAAATTCAGAACTATAAACAATACGAAGAAGAAGGTTATAAACCTTTATCTTCTTGGTTTGAATCAATGTCAAAAAAATTCAAATTTGATAGAAGAAAAATTGCACAGGAATTAGAGTGTGACTTTCTTGGTTCAGGTGATGGTGTGATTCCTTCAGATGTTCAAGACAATATTGTAAAAAATATGTTGAGGGACCCTAAGGAAAAATACATGCAGGCAACATTTTGGCAATGGAAAGAACCCATACAAGGTCACAAGTATATAATGGGTGTTGATGTTTCTCGTGGGGATAGTGAAGACTTTTCATCAATAAACATAATTGACTTTGATGAGAGGGAACAAGTGGCTGAATACATTGGTAAAATACCACCTGACGATTTGGCGTCCGTCGCATACAAATGGGGTGTTCTTTATGAAGCATTTATTGTTGTTGATATCACTGGTGGAATGGGTGTTGCAACATCAAGAAAACTACAAGAATTAAATTACAAAAATCTCTACATTGATGGTATTAATACAAAGAATATTTGGGAATATAATTCCAAAGCAATGGAAAAAATACCCGGTATTAACTTCAATAACAAGAGAACACAAATTGTTGCGGCGTTTGAAGAACAATTGAGAAAAGGGTTTCAAGTTAGGTCCGCAAGATTAATGAATGAATTAAACACGTTTGTTTATATCAATGGTAGACCAGACCACATGAAAGGAGCTCACGATGATGCTATCATGAGTATGTCTATGGCTCTATATGTTGGGGACATTTCTTTCTCTCAACTAAGTAAAAATGAAAACGCAAATAAAGCGATGTTAGAATCGTGGACAATATCTGAAAGGACGTATGAACCAAATAAATCATTTTATTCGTATGGTACCGCATTTGACCAAATAGGTTCAATGTCTATGGATAATGACCCAAATATTCCAAAACACAACAACAATGCAACAAAAGAGCAATATGCACAGTATTCTTGGTTATTTGGTAAAAAAAGATAATCCTTTATTATAAAAATAAAATTAATTATATTCTCTTAAACTATTTATATACATGGCGGAAAGTAATTTGACGGTATTTCAGAGATTAACAAAAATGTTTGGGTTTCCTGGTAAGGTAACCCCTGAAGAAGCTCCGTCTTTCAATTTTGACAAAGAACAAATTTTAAAAACAAGTAGTAGAGAGGAATACGAAAAGGCGATGTTACAAGCTCAACAGAGCCAGTACGTTGCGGATAAGTGGACAAAACTTGACCAATCTCTTTATAATCAATCTGTATACTATGAACCAAATAGGATATCAGCTTACTACGATTATGAATCAATGGAGTTTACTCCTGAAATTTCAGCAGCATTAGACATTTATGCGGAAGAATCAACAACACTATCAGAAAAGGGTGAAATATTAACTATTTTTTCAGAATCGACAAGAATTAAATCCATTCTTGAAGATTTGTTTATGAATAGGTTGGATTTGAATACCAATCTACAGATGTGGACAAGAGGTGTCTGTAAATACGGTGATAATTTTGTTTACCTTAAAATAGACCCCGAAAAAGGTATTATTGGGTGTCAACAATTACCAAATATTGAAATAGAAAGACACGAAGGAAAAGAGAGTAAAACATCTAATCAACAAAACACAATGCAACTTGCTACAAGGGAATTGAGATTCCAATGGAAGAACAAAGATTTAGAATTTCAAGCTTGGGAAATTGCACATTTTAGGTTATTAGGTGATGATAGAAAACTTCCTTATGGTACATCTATGTTAGATAAAATCAGAAGGATTTGGAAACAGTTACTTTTAGCTGAAGACGCTATGTTGATTTACAGAACAACAAGAGCACCTGAAAGAAGGGTCTTTAAAATATTTGTTGGAAACATGGACGATAAAGATATCGAAGCTTATGTTCAACGTGTGGCAAATAAATTTAAAAGAGACCAAATTGTTGATTCAAGAAACGGTCAAGTTGATATGAGGTATAACCAAATGGCGGTTGACCAAGATTATTTTATTCCTGTTCGTGACCCTGCTCAAACAAACCCAATTGAAACATTAGCGGGAGCACAGAACTTAGGTGAGATTGCGGATATTGAATATATCCAAAAGAAAATGTTAGCCGCTCTTCGTATACCAAAAGCTTTCTTAGGGTTTGAAGAGGTTGTAGGTGATGGTAAAACTCTCGCGTTAATGGATATACGTTTTGCGAGAACAATTAATAGAATTCAAAAATCAATTATTCAAGAATTAAATAAAATTGCACTAATACACCTTTATTTACTTGGATTAGAAGATGAGTTGGATAATTTTACATTGTCTTTAACTAACCCGTCAGCACAGTCTGACTTATTAAGAATTGAACAATGGAAAGAAAAAATTACACTATATAAAGACGCAACTTCAGACCAATCTCAGATTGGTATTCTTCCTGTTTCACATACTTGGGCTAAGAAAAATATTCTTGGTATGAGTGATAGTGAAGTAATTCTTGATTTACAACAACAAAGAATTGAAAGAGCAATTGGTTTCGAATTAACCAACACACAAAACGTTATCAAACGAAGCGGTGTGTTTGATGATGTTGATTCCAAATACGGAGTACCTGAAGAAGAAAGACAAGAGGGTGGTGAAGCGGCTGCCGGTGGTGAAACCGGTGGAATGGATATGGGAGTGGGAGCTCCTCCTCCACCTCCACCAGCCGGCGGTGGTGAAGCTCCTTTGAGTGAGAACGAAACAAAAAAACATAATATACTGAGTATGTTGAACGAAAATGACAAATTAGAAGATTTGTTTGACATGAATAAAGCTCAACAGAATATTTATGAAATAGAAAATAAACTAAAAGACTTCTTAAACGAATAATAAAAATGACAAACTTTGGTGAATTAAAAACAAAACTGTTAACAAAACTTACCGAATCTTACACCTCAAATAATAAAGGTGAAATTAAAGATTTAGTAAATAAACTAAAATCAAATAAATCTTTATCTGAAATGTATATGTTTTATGAAAATATTGAAAACTTAAACATTTCATCAAAAGATAAAGCCAAATTATATGTGGAATCTATTGAACCTATTTTGATTGAAAAAACAAAATCTTTGAAAAAAGAAATGAAGGAGTTTGGTAAATCACTCAAAGACGTTGTGGTGGAATCAAATTCACTTTACAATGATTTGGACATTCTTTCAGAGGAAACTAACATGCACAATATCGCGTCTAAGATTGACGCTAGAGAAAACTTAATGTCTCATTTAATTAAAGAAAAGAAAAAAGAGGTTTTTGAAAAACCTTCAGTTCAAATTGAAAACCATTCTTTATTGAATACGGTATTGGTAAATAATTTCAATATTAAGTATGGTGATTTTTTAAATGAGGAACAAAAAGAAACTTTTAATAAGATTGTATCAATGACTAACGAGGAGTTGATTAGTGAAATGAACTCTGTTAAAAAAGAACTCAATAACAAATTAGATTCACTCTTAAAAGAATCTACTGAAGATTCTGTAGTTAGTAAACTTACGAATGTAAAATCGGAAGTGGAAAAATCGGAAATTTCAAAATTCAATTACTATAAATTAATTGAATTAAAGAACGGTTTAATTTGATTTTTCTTCGTCGGTAAACAATTGTTGCTTATAAATCGCCTTTAATTTTTTACCCCTTCTTTCAACCGATGGTTTAGTATATTCTTGTTTTTCTCTAAGTTTTTCGGTTTGTTTAGTTTTTTGAACCTTGTATTTGTATTTTTTTAATGCAGATTCAAGGTTCTTTTCTTTACTGACGTTTACGATTATCATAATCTTTTTTTGAAATATAAATGAAAAGTTTTGATTTGTTAAGTTTATTTTGTATATTTTAAATACACCATAAAGTATATAAGTATGATATTATTAAATGAAAAAAGGAAAGTTTATTTCAATCGGTGTACACAATAATGTAAAAATTGGATACGGTACGGTTGATTATAAGAACTTAAAAACAATCTACGTCCAATTAAACTCATGGACTCAACCACTAATAAATGACCACGATTTTGAAAAATTGATTTCAAAAACAAGAAGACAGATAAAAGAAAAAGTATATTCTTTAAATTCTGATTTATTCAAAAAAGAATCAATTGTTGACTTGGATATTAAAACTAGTGGTATAAAGACAAACAAAAGGTCTTTTATGGACCTTGAAATCACCTTGTACGTTGATAAATTTTTTGATGTGCGTTCTAAGGAGGTTAAAAGTATTATCACCAACTTATCAGAATCTATAGTAGACACCGTTTTGACAGACGAAACTTTATTTAATTTCTTTGAAAAAAAGAATTAATTCAGTATTCGGGGTATTTATTATAAAAAAGTTGGATGAAAATACTTGGCCCAAATGAAACCGGTAAAGGTATATTAATAGAATACGACGCTGGTTATATATCACCAAAAGAAAATCAGAAAATTATTTCTGAAATGAAAGACGTGGACTACTCTCAGGATGTAGTTCTTTACGCTGTTTTACAAAAATACGATACACCGAATAAAAACGGTAGAATCTACCCTGAAAGTATTCTTAAGAGAGAGAATGAAAAATATCAATCTCTTATAAAGAAGGGTAGTGCATTAAATGAATTAAATCACCCAACATCTTCTCTTATAGATTTAGACAGAGTTTCACATTCAATTTTAGAAACTTGGTGGGATGGTAAAATCCTAATGGGTAAAATCAAATTGTTTACTTCTCCCGCTTGGAAAAAAATGGGGATTGTTAGTACTAAAGGCGACCAAGCCGCCATGTTATTAATGAATGGTGCAACACTTGGTATATCATCAAGAGGTGTTGGTTCCTTAAAAAATATTAAAGGTCAAAACATTGTTCAAGAAGATTTTGAATTAGTTTGTTTTGATTTGGTGTCATCCCCAAGTACACCGGGTGCCTATGTATTCTCCGATTTAAAAGACAGGGACCAATACCAAGAATCAATTCAAGAAAACCCAACAGACGCAAATAGAATGAAAAATCTAATGTCTAAGTTGGATAGTTATTTAGGTAAATAATAATTTATTATTGGTTATCATACTATAATCAGTATTTTTTTACATTATCAGCATATTTATAGGTAAATATATTTAATAAAATGAGCGAAAAATCCATTCTAGAACAAGCATTACTTCAAGTACAGACTCTTGAAGAGGCAGTGAAGGCAAACGCAAAAGGTATACTTGCTTCAACTATGAAGCAAGAAATCGGCGATTTGTTGAAAGAATCAATGGAAGATGAGGAAGAAGTTGTTAAAGAACAACCTAATCCTGAAGAAGACCCCGCAGACGATGTATCAGCTGATGCTGACGATAACACAGGGGACGATAAATCGGACGAAGATGATGATTCATCTGACGAACTATCTAAGGGCATCGACTCAAAAGATTCATCTGATGACGACTTTGGCGACATGGGTAACATGAACGACTTTGGCGATATGGGTGATGACGTGGTTGATATGACCAACGCCGATGAAGACGAAATTTTAAAGGTTTTCAAAGCAATGAGTCCTGAGGATGGTGTAATCGTTAAGAAAGATGATGACCACATTGAATTGTCTGATGGTGATGATGAGTATATCATTAAGTTAGGTGAGGAAGATTTGGATGAAACCATGATGTCTGAAGATGATTACTATGAAGGTCACGACGAAGACCACTCTGATAAAGATTTAGAAGAGGGTGATGAGTCTGAATATTCAAATGAAGAATTGGAAGAAATGATGGATGACACTGAAGAAACTGTTTACGAAATCGAACTTGATGATGTTGATGAAGACATGATGAGTGATGAAGACCCTAATATGGGAGATGAATCACTTGAAGAATATGTCGACGAGACTTACGAAGGTGATGAGCCTGTAGAAGGTGATGTTGAAGAATCTGCTCGTACTAAAGGTTACGGTTACCATGGAGGTCTTAAAAGTAAAAATGTATTTAAGGCCGGTAATAAAAGAGAAGAAATCAACGAAGAAGTTAGCAAACTTAGAAAACAAAATGATGAGTATAAGAAAGCTCTTGTATTATTCAAAGAAAAGTTAAATGAGGTTGCTGTATTTAACGCCAACTTAGCTTATGCTACTCGTTTGTTTACTGAACACTCGACCACCAAACAAGAGAAGTTAAACATCTTAAAAAGATTCGATTCAATTTCAACCTTGAAAGAGTCTAAGAACTTATATAGTTCTATAAAAACTGAATTAGATACTAAAAAACCTGTAACTGAATCAGTGGTTGATAAAATAACAACGTCACAAACATCTTCTTCTTCAAAAGTATTGTCGGAATCAAAAGCATATGAGAATCCGCAATTCAAGAGAATGAAAGATTTAATGACAAAAATAAAATAAACTTAAAAATTAAAAATCAATACTAAAATGGGAGCATTATTAGAATCTGGTATGGTTGGTAACATTGGTCTTAAGCACCTACGTGTTATCAAAGAAGATACCATCAAAAAATGGGAC